GTTGCAGCAGAAAGATCAAAAGACCATAAATCTTTTAATCCTTTGCTCATTAATCTTTTAAGAGGTTTCCCTTGATCAAAACATCCATCGTTTGGTATCTGTTTAAGGATATCAAATGTATGTTGGTGAATTGGTCTTAACACGCTTTGAGTTCATATGTCGCATATAGCAAAGACTCTTACTTTACCCGCAGCCTCATTCTTGAAGGATAATTTCCCCAAGATAAAAGGCTTAGTAGGTACTAATTTTCTTGTCAATATGACATTAATTTCTTCTGTAAGCATTTTATAAATACTTCCATGGAAATATGTGTCCATATTACAAATACTGTTCATTAAGGAATGGTTATTAGATAACGCGAAAGCGTCACTAGTAGCACCCAAAATAGCAGGACGAAAATTAGGACCTGAGGTTTTAAGATTTAAAAGGTAATGAAGCCCAGCTGGTTGTGAACCAACTAGTTGTTTAAAAAGGCGGGCTCAAAGAAAACCTAATTTTCCAACGTTTAAAGTGGTAGAAATACCACTGAATTCGTCAGTAATTGTGTTTAATTTAAGCTTACGCTCACACTCCATTACCCGATATATAGAGAAAACCCCAAGGAGGATTTTAATTAAACTGTTGTCTTCTTTTAATCGAAGAGGTCCAGGTATAATCAAAGGTCACCCTTGAGGATTTTGCGCTATCCGAGTTTCGCCTAAATGACGTACATATCTTCCTGCTAATAAATGTTGTATACAAAGAAGGCAACCCTTTAAATAGGAGACCGTCCAAGTAGAACCATTATTCTTACGTAATGTAAGAATTCTAGCTAGTAAGATACGTAAGTTTTCTTCATGATGACTACCATATAATCAGAGTAATACTCCTAAGTACCTTCTAAAGGATTTATCATCTTTTAGATAGCAACTTAGAGAATTATTTCTATTAAATAAGTTAGTTGTCATGGTTAATATCCCGTGAGACCCTCTCTTTATGATTTTAATTTTAAAGAGTTTGGGCTAGCTGGCTGTTAACCAGAAGTATACGCGGAACAGAGCATACTGCTTATGTAATAAACTTTATTACTAAAGTGACCAATTCTCAGGCCATTAGTACTGTTCTCAATAGATAACCACAATGTTACCATTAATAGACTTATATTTATTTGAATATAACATCTACTATCTCTAGTAATATTAATTATGCCTCTTATCTTTCCTTAAATTAGGTACATTATTGTTTAATACACTAATTGGCTTAGTTTCGGGGTCTTATATAATATGTTCGATTTAGTTTAGATTATATCCTTATAATTTAATACTATGTCACGGCATTGAAGTCTCTATTGATTCCTCACCAACCGCTTGCGCGGTGGAGAAACTGGGATGATGTACTCAAGGGGTTCACTTAGGTGAAGATTCGGGTTAAAGAATCTAGCGAAAGCTGCCCTCTTACGACCATTT